AAGTTTATCGGCACGTTCAGATTCATCCAAACGATTTTCGTGGCGCTCCAAGATTACAGCAACTCTGTTGCTGTTCTCCGAGATTGTTCCAACTGCTCTTTCAAGCTTGTCAAGCATCTCTTTCGAGAGGTCTTCATAAATATCGAGTTTTGATTCTAATACTGCTAATCTACCAAGACCGAATGCCATATGATGTGCTACATTTAAGTGTAAGTATTAATACTTATTTATACATTCCTTACTGCAAAATTAAGTGCAGTTTGATATGAAGAAGCATCTTTGTTCAGCAGATACTGGAACTGTTGCTTATGACTATCATCTAGTTGAGCATAGCAAGCAGCAATACGTTTTGCTGAGAAGTTATCAAGGTTCTGTGTAGATCCATCGCCAAATTGTACCTTGGCAAACGATCCTTCACCTTGTGGATTGAGTTCTGATGTCGCAACGTCTAATGCAACTTGAACTACATCTTGATTTTCAGTCATAATTTCACCTGTGGGTTCATAAGAATTTTTTTGTTGGACCTTTTTTTCTTGATCCTTTGCCTTCTTTTTAAAGTCAGACATACGTGCCTTCATGAGAGTATCCATCTCACCAGACTTATTCATCATTTTTTCTTTCGCCTCTTTACGCTTTTTCTGCATTTCTTTCTGGCGATTCAATTTCTTACCCTGTTGGATAACTTTCTGTGCCCTCTCTGTATCGGACACAATTGCTTCGTCAATTTGTGTTTCTAGTTGTTCTTTCATTTTTCTTTTTTGTATACGATCGAAGAGGGTACGAGCGCCGGATGTGCGCCCATCAACTTTGTCTTGGTTGTTCTTTTTATACTTACGGTGCTGTCTAGGATTCACCATAACAAAAGCAGGTGGCAATTGAAGACCAGAACCGTCTCCTGCCATCATTTCATTTAAATTAGATTCAGACTTTTTAGACATTCTTCGTCAGCATCAGTAAAGTTAAGTGGTAATCTATTTAGAAACAACATGAAAGCAGTAATCTGTTTCCAATATGTTGCTTCTGTCTTGTAAAACAACAACGGAGTTGCTGCGTCACCAAACACATTATATAATACAATCACATGATTTAAAATAAGATGTGTTTTTAACTCACCCGTCGTCTCATATCGTTTTAGTAATCGTTTGATATACTTAAATCTCTTTAAGTCTTCTTCAAAATCACTATAAGTTACTGACGACGGGTTGTTATAATTTTGAATAGCAAAGAAGAGCCAGTTGTCTGGCGTCAATTCATTGAAGTTCATTCATCAACTTCCGAAGGTTAGTGTTGCTGCACCATCAGACATTACTTCTTCAGTACCACCCGCAGAGGTGATCTTGACTCTAAACTTGTTACCATCCAGAGTATCAGCAGCGAGAGCACTATAAGCAAGAGTTGCTGTCGTGAAGTCTGCATAGGTAATGCCAGTGTCAAGAGAAGCAGTGATGTTAGTCCAACGCTTACCGCCTGCAGTCTGACGCTGCCACTGATATGCAAGTGCTCCAGGTGTTCCTGTTGTTGTAGTGGTGAGGGTGTAAGTACCAGCACCAGAGGAAGATGTAGAGTTAGCAGGTTGAACCGTAATGGTAACTGCCGATGCTACGTCTGCTGCGATAGTGTCATCTGCCTGAGTTTCTGTGCCATCAGGATTAGCAACAAAAATAAGTTGCTCTGCCTTATGACGGGTTGCGCCAGAAGAATCAGTATAGGTGAAATAAGACCACCAACCAGGACCAGTGATACCACGGGACTTGGTTTCGTTTAGTTGTGCTTCAGTCTCGTCAACGAAGACTGTAGTTTTTGCTTGACTTGACGCTGCAATGCCTACACCAGCTTTGGTTTTATTTGCATTGCTGTCAGTTCTTCCGTATAGAGACATGTTTATTCAGCGTTTATTTTCCTAATGGTTATTTATATTCTCAAGAATCTTTGCGAGCAGCAATCGCTTTCGATACAACTTCTAGAAGTTGATCGTCCATGTCAGTCTTAGTTAACTTAACTGCTTTAGCAAGAATAGCAAGACAGATCTCAACAAGTTTCTCGCCCAGTTCTTCATTTTCTGGAATTTTATTAACAGCATCAGAAATAATTTTGGATGCTAGTGGAAGTAGAAAGGATAACATTGGTTCATGTCATAGAGCATGAACTATTTATTTCTCCCACTCGTCTAAAATAGATGTCAATTTTGACATGAACTGTTTAAAATTTAAAAGTGTTCCAGAACGGTAGTCGCGTCTTGCTTTTGCTACACCAGTTTCAAAAGATTCTTCTAGCGGATCAAAACCTCTGCCTTTAACAACAGCAGACCATGGAGCATACAAAGGACCCTGATAGTTCTTTGACTCATTAGTAGGTTTAGTAACCATGCCCTTCTGTCCGTCATTAACAGTAGGCATGACTTCTACAGTGCTCTTTTCTTTTTTCTTGGTTTTTTTATTGCAGCAACTCTTCTTGCAGTCTTTGGGGCAACTACTGCCACAATCTTCACGAAGTTGTCTAAATGTTTTCATTTTTTCTTTGACATACCAATGATCTTGGAGACCTTTTTACGACGCATGTGGAGATACTTGTCAGACTTATCTACATCGCCATCATTGTCGATGTCCTTATCCTTACGATCGTCATGCTTACCCTTGAGTTCGCTGTGATCAACCTTGTCTAGTTTCTTTTCTGTAAGTTCATTACCTTCATACTCAACGCCTGCTTTTACACAGTTGTTAACTTCTTTACCACCTTTCTTCTTGGTGCCTTGCTTCTTATATCCTTTCCAGCATGAGGTGTTGCCGTTGTCATCAACGCCATCCATCTTTACTTTCTCGATGACATAAATCTCGCCATCGATCTCATACTCTTCGCGCTCAAGAACTTCTACTTCTTCTTTCTTGACCGTTTTCTTTGCTTTCTTTGCTTTTACCGTAGTGTCTTCAATTTCAGCACCATTGGACTGCTGTGGCATACCATCAAATGCTGCTTCGCTAATGGTAGTATTCTGGAAGGTGTCTCCACCCATCCATTTACCATATGCTTCCATCAACTCAGACGAAAACTCGTCATTATTGTTAACGCTATTGACTGTCTTCTGATACTTCATCGTTTAACAAGGAGGTTCTTCTCGTATTATTTATAGATCTAATATTCCTAATCCATTCTCTAAACATATTACCTTCTTCAGAAATTACGATAGCATAGTTTCCACCTACTCTATGAAGATGTCCCTTCTCTCCTGTACGTGATGACATAACAGCATCACCTTCTTTAAATATTTCTTCCTGTCTCTGTTGTTGCCGTAGTGCTTCTTCTCGTAGTTTCTTGAAATCTTTCATTTAAAATTCGCAGGTAGATTTTCTTGTATCTCTTCCATCATTTTCTGGCACTGTTTGTCATTCAATGCTTTGGGAATACCAGAACGAAATGTTTTAAAGTCGTTAGCAAATGCCGCACGTCTCATCTTCGTTCCAGAAATAGCAAAGGTATCTCCATCAGCATCTCTGCTACCAGAAGATTGTATCTCGATCTTTCTGAACGAGAAGTCTTTGCCATTGTATTTGTGTAAGAACTGCATCGCACTAACACGATCAGATCCAACTAAAAATACAACTTCATTATATCCCCCCAACATTAAGTCTTGCATAATAGCAACAGGATCTTTGGGTCCTGACATTATCTTACCACGATGTTCTGGAAACATCAAGTTCATGTAATACAATTTACGATCAGGTGGTAAGGGGTTCTTACCTTTAGTATCAAACGTCTGAGAGATATAGATCCGATAGTCATGACTACCTGCGATACGTCTCACCCCATCAAAGTTATCTTTGTGTCCTGTGGTAGGTGGTTGAAACCTACCAAATGTAAAGTAGCAAGTATTACAATTTAACGCCATTGCTTCTGTAGGGTGAAGTTATTGTATGCAAACTCCAGGCGATTAACAAACTTAATCATGCTGCCATCTTTGTGAAGAACATATCCTTCAGGAGTTGTAACCTTATATCCCTTTTCAGTTTGAACGTATGTTCTAAACTCTTCCAGGTGGTCCAGTTTATCTATAACCATTTGCTTGACTGCTTGCAGTTCTTTATACAAAGTAAGCATTGCTTTGAACTTGTATACATTATCTACTACGTAGTTCTGACTACCATATACAAGTTCTCTCTTCTTAGTCAGGTTCGCAACTGTCTTGATCTTGGCAAGTTCTTTACTTGTTTTCTCTTCATAGAAGTTCAACATATCATACATCGTCTCATCGATGTTGGAGATACTACGAGCATTCTTGATCTCATTATTAAAGAACTGCTTGAGATAAGATGCGATGTGAAATTTAGCATCACCAGTAGTACCTGTCTTGGCAACTAATTCATCTAAGAAATTGCCACAGATACCACACATGCGTTCAATCTTAGTAATATAGTTGTCGAATTTTCTTATCTCTGATTTAGAAAACCCAACCCTATCCATAGGTGTATCATTAGGAATCACAGCACATTCAGTAATTTTATTGAATGTATTAATAGGAGCACCAGCTCTTGCC